ATCCCTTACGGGACGCAAATGTTCGACTGAAGGAACGGGGCAAAAATCCCTACTACTTTGGAGAAAACCAATGGCAAAAGTCACTTATCGTGGTGTCGAGTATGACACTGAAGAGTACAACGCAATGGTGGTTGAAGAATCACAAAAGCGTGACAGACATGATCTAATGTATCGTGGTCTTAAAGTTAGAAGTAAGGCATCACCTTGCAGTTAACAAAATATACAGGAGGGTTGATTCCCTCCTTTTTTTATGCTATCATATGTAAAAGTCTTATTATTATGGAACGTGATAAACTAAAAGACATTGTTCGTAGTCTTGAATTGATGGTTGACGCATTAAAAGCAGAAGTGTACTCTGATGTAAACTCATACAAAAATGAGAAAAATTATACATCTACACCACTTGATTATGATGAAATGTTCGATGATGGATCAGATTAATGAGCAGACAAAGAGCACTTATTAAATTACTTAAAAGATTAATAGCACAAGATCATCTATATACAGATGAAAAAATAAGAGAGATGAAACAAACTCTTAGAATTGCAGAAAAAGAATTTGCAGAATTTGAAGCAAAAAATTCAAAAGGTTTTGGTAAATGAATGTAGAACTTATAAGCATCACACCTGATGCAGAGAAAACAATGGCTCACATCGCCAGAGTTTCTAATCCTGATAATCAAGATAATCCCAAATATGCAGGATTATTGAGATATTGCATTAAACATAATCACTGGTCTGTATTTGAACAATCATCAATGACTTTACAGATTGAAACGACTCGTGCGATTGCAGCACAAATACTAAGACATCGTTCTTTTACTTTTCAAGAGTTTTCTCAGAGATATGCTGCCAGTACAAAGTTAGGTACTCTTGAATTACCAAAACTTCGTAAGCAAGACGATAAAAATCGTCAAAACTCTACAGATGATTTAGATCCTAAAATAATCGAATCATTAAACATGCAGATGGGTACATTGTTCGGTTCTGCGATGGCATTATATAATCAAATGCTTGAGTTGGGTGTTGCAAAAGAATGTGCTAGAATGGTATTGCCTTTATGCACTCCTACAAAACTCTATATGACAGGTTCTTGTCGTTCTTGGATACATTATATTAATTTGAGATCTGCACATGGAACACAGAAAGAACATATGGACATTGCAGAAGCATGTCGCAAAGTGTTTACCGAACAATTCCCATCGGTCTCAGAAGCACTTGAATGGGTCTAAATAACTATACATTAATCAATTATTATGGCAACATATCCTGTAGTAAATACTAAAACTGGTGATAAAAAAGAAATAGTGATGAGTGTGAATGATTGGGATCAGTGGGTAACTGACAATCCCGATTGGTCAAGAGATTACTCTGATCCATCCACTATGCCAGGTGTTGGAGAAGTTGGAGAGTGGAAAAATAAACTTATAAGAAGAAAACCAGGTTGGAATGAAGTATTAGAGAGAGTGCAAAAATATCCTGGTGCTCAGAAGCAGAAAATTGATTAATGGGAAGAAAAAAAAGTAATGGAGATCAACCCATTGGAGTTGGGTTGACAGCAAAGCAAATGCGTAGAAAAAAACCTATTAATTCTGAATATTTGGTTGATGTGCAACCAATAACAGAAAATCAAAAAATATTATTTAACTCTTATAAAGAGGGTAAAAATATTATATCCTATGGTGCAGCTGGCACAGGTAAAACTTTTGTCACTTTATATAATGCTTTGAAGGATGTGCTTGATGAAACCACACCATACGAAAAAATTTATATTGTAAGATCATTAGTGGCAACTCGTGAAATCGGATTCTTGCCTGGTGACCATGAAGATAAATCTGACATATATCAAGTGCCATATAAAAATATGGTGAAGTATATGTTCCAGATGTCATCTGATGCAGAATTTGAAATGCTCTACGGTAATTTGAAGGCACAGGATACTATTAAGTTTTGGAGCACCTCATTTTTAAGAGGAACAACACTTGATCGTTCAATTGTTATCGTTGATGAATTTCAAAACTTGAATTTTCATGAATTAGATAGTATAATAACAAGAGTTGGTGAAGATAGTAAAATTT